CCTACTAGTGCTCCCGCTGGTAGGCAGCTAATAATGGGAGAACAAAAGGAGATGACATGCCAACCATAATTACAGCTTCAGAGTTGAGATCTGTGCTTGGTGTGTCATCATCCTTGTATTCTGACAGTTATCTAAACCAAATTATTGACACAGCAGAAACAGTCATTCTGCCAATGCTTGTAACATTCAAAAGCCCGATTCAAAAAGTGTCGCTGACAGATAATGTCGCCACTTTCACTACACTAGGAATCCATGAATTTACCGAAGGACAATCAGTTGTCATCACAGGATGCGGAACACCTTACAACGGAACAAGAGTTGTATTGGCAGACAATCTTGGAGAATATACCTTTTCGCAATCGATCACTAATAACGATCTACTCGAGGCTAATGTCATCCCATCCGGAGTTGCTGCCCTTTCTGGCGGATCAACTTATGTTGGAAACGCAGCTGTTCAGTCAGCCGTCTATACCGTTTCAGTCGAAGTTTTCCAAGCAAGACTTGCCGGCGGAGGACAGATAGAGGGTGTCGATTTTACAGCGACACCATTTAGAATGGGTCGATCATTATTTAACAAATGCGTTGGTTTACTTGGTTCATACATGGACACCGAAAGCATGTGTCAATAAATGCCTAATCAGACAATTCTTGAGCAGGTCAGGACACCTTTAGCAACAGCACTATCAAGCGTTGCAGGAAATGTCTACAGTTTCGTTCCCGAGTCTGTAATTCCTCCAGCTGTTGTGTGCGTCCCAGATTCACCATATTTGGAATTTGAAACAATAAGCAAATCAAACATTCGTGCGAAGGTCAATATGACCATTACAGTTGCAGTTGCTTACAATAGCAATCCTGCATCACTCGACAACATCGAGCAGTTAGTAATTAGTGTTCTGGCAGTAATACCATCAGGTTACATTGTCAGTTCGGTCGAAAGACCAACAGTCACACAAGTTGGAGCAAGCACGCTGCTCATTGCAGATGTTAGAGTTAGCACCTATTACACGAGAACAATCTAAGGAGAAAAATGCCAACGACAGTTATTACCGGTCGAGATATTACCTTCACTATTGGCGGTAATAATTTCGATGCACAAGCAACAACCGCAACTTTAGAGTGCGAAAGAAATCGAGTTCGTTACGAAACTTTAGATGGAGCATCTTTTAAAGTTATTGATGACAACTGGATATTCAATGTCAGCATGTTAGCTGATTGGGGTGCTACTGGATCACTTTGCGAAATTCTGTGGGGAGCTGCCGAGAGCGCACCTAACACAGGCATTTCAACAGTATTCACAGCTGCATCAGGAGCATCATTTACTTTCCAAGTGTTGCCTAACTTCCCATCAGCCGGAGGAACGGCACCAGATGCACAAACTCTTGATTTGAGTTTCCAAGTTATTGGAACACCAGCAGAATCATTTAGTTAATAAGAAATCGGGAGCAAAATGAAACTAAATATAACAATTGAATATAACTCAGGCGAGCAAGCCACTTATGTAGCCCAACCGCCTGAGTGGGCAAAATGGGAAAAGCAGACAGGACACACGATTACTCAAGCATCCGAAAAATTGGGTGTTTGGGATCTTATGTTTCTTGCTTATCATGCACACAAGCGAGAACTTGGTGCATCTAAACCCATAAAGCCAATGGATATTTGGATGGAAACTGTCGCTGATGTAATAGTCGGTGATGCAAACCCAAAAGCCATCCAGCAGGAAGCCTAAGCAGATTATTGGTTGAGTTGGCAATTGCCACACAGATACCGATGAGCGAATGGGTTGATGCAGAGGATATTTTAACAGCAATCGATATATTGGAGGCAAGGAATGGCAAATGAAACCATTGCATACAATAAAAACGATTTGCGTGATATTTACAAAGCGTTCAAACTTATGGATGACCAAGCTACTGAGGAAGCAAGATCGCAGTCTGCTGCTCTGGCTTATTTTGCATCGGAGGAAATTAAACAGGCAGCTGCATCTAGAACAAAGGCTGGCAAGGCTGCGCAAAGAATCGCAGATGGCGTTAGCATCTCCAAGTCCAGCAAAATCGGTGAGTTCCGTTATGGTTTCGCACGACAAAAGTTTTCAGGTGGGGCTACAACGCAAACCCTATGGGGTGGTATGGAGTTTGGATCTAATAAGTTCAAGCAGTTCCCTGCATATTCAGGACGGCAAGGCAGAGGTTCGAGAGGTTGGTTTATCTATCCAACGCTTCGCAGAATTCAGCCTGAATTGATTAACAAATGGGAACAGGCGTTTAATCGCATTATTAAGGAATGGGTCTAATGGCTACCGGTAATCGCACCTTAAAATTATCAATCCTTGCTGATGTTGATGAATTAAAAAAAGGTTTAGGTGAAGCGAATAAATCAGTTGAATCAAGTTCTGACAAAATTGCTGATTTTGGTAAAAAGGCTGCATTGGCTTTTGCTGCTGCGGGTGCTGCTGTTGGCGCATTTGCTGTATCAGCTGTTAGAGCAGCAGCGGAGGATGAAAAAAGCCGTAAGACATTAGAACAAACAATTCGATCTAGCACTAAAGCTACAGAGGATCAAATTGCGGCAATCGATACTTACATCACTAAACAATCTATTGCAACCGCTACTACAGATGATGTTTTAAGACCAGCATTTAGCCGTTTAATAAGATCAACTGAGGATGTTACAAAGGCACAGGAATTATTATCTCTTGCACAGGAAATCTCGACAGCAACAGGCAAACCACTTGAAGTCGTTGCAAATGCTTTAGGCAAAAGTTTTGATGGGCAAAATACTGCTTTAGGTAAACTTGGTTTGGGTATTGACGCTGCCACATTAAAAACAGGTTCCCATGATGAAATAATGCAACAATTAAAAGGAACTTACAACGGGTTTATTGACAATGAGGCTACTAACGCTGAATTTAAATTTCAACAATTAACGATTGCTTTAGATGAAACAAAAGAAAAAATTGGAACTGCTTTATTACCAATTGTTAAAGAATTTGCTGATTATTTGCTTGCAACAGTTGTTCCCAACATTGAAGCTTTTGCTGCTGGTCTAACTGGTGATGATAGTGTTACTGCTGGAATTACTGAAGCAACTGAAGGTGCATATGAATTTGGACAACAACTTATAGATGTTATTAGATTTGTAATTAGTGTTAAAGATGAGTTATTAGTGCTTGCTGCAATTATTGCCACAGTTTTCGTAGTTGGTAAGATTGCAACATTTGTAACTGCAATTTATACTATAGTTACCGCCATGAAAGCATTAAGAACTGCTGCTGCGGGTGCTGCTATTGCTACTGCTTTTGCAACGGGTGGAACATCAATTGGATTGGCTGCTGCTGCTATAGCCGGAGTGGCTGCAACTTATGGTTTATCTCAATTAGCAGGTGGCGGAGATTTAGGCGCACCATCTATGCCAGTTCCAAGTGCCAATACTAGAGAAAACAGGACTACAGTTAATAACATTACAGTTCAATCAGTAGATTCTGAGGGTGCTGCTCGTGCGGTCGCTAAGGTCTTAAATGAAAGCGCATCCAGATCAGTTCCACAGTTATACAACAGCGGGATTACTAGGGCTAGATAATGACAGTTTGGAATCCAGACTGGAAATTAACTGTTGCAGGTGTTGATTACACAGACATCGCAATTGCCGACATAACACATCAATCAGGTCGCAGCGACATTTACTCTCAGCCCAACCCATCTTATTTGCAAGTTGCTTTAGTTGCCTTATCTGGTCAAACTTTGCCATTTGACATTAACGACAGTTTGAGCTTGCAAGTCAAGAATAGTTCTGGATCTTATGTTAATTTGTTTGGTGGAGATATTACTGATGTGACTGTTGAGGTTGGTGCAACTGGATCATTGGCAACTGTTGTTAATTACACAATTCTTGCAATGGGTTCATTGGTTAAACTTGCAAAAGAAATTTACAATGACAACATTTCACAGGATGAGGACGGAAATCAAATTTATGATTTGCTTTCTAGCGTCTTGCTTGCATCTTGGAATGATGTGCCAGCAGCTACAACTTGGGCAACTTATGATGCAACAGAAACATGGGCAAACGCAGGTAATCAAGGTTTAGGCGAAATCGATCAGCCGGGGCTTTACACAATGTCTAGCAGACAAGCTGAGCCCGATACTATTTACAACATTGCAAGTTTTATTGCTGACAGCGCATTTGGTTATCTTTATGAGGAATCAAATGGAAATATTGGGTATGCCGATGCCGACCACAGGCAGACTTATCTAGCAGCTAATGGTTATGTTGATTTGGATGCAAGCCATGCTTTAGGTCAAGGATTATCAACAATCACAAGATCAGCCGATGTCCGTAATGACATTTATATCAATTATGGAAACAATTTTAATTCACAGAAAACTGCTACAAGTCCAGATTCGATTGCGTTGTATGGATACAAGGCAGAAAACATCTCATCAGCAATTCACTCAGCTGTAGATGCTCAGGAAATTGCAGATCGCTACATTGCCCAGCGTGCCTTTCCATTACCAGCCTTTCAATCCATAACCTTTCCAATCACCAATTCAGAGATTGACAACAGCGATCGGGACAACCTTTTGGGTGTCTTTATGGGTCAGCCGTTAAACATCCAAAACCTGCCATTGCAAATATCAAATGGCGTGTTTGAAGGATATGTTGAGGGTTGGTCTTGGCGCACAAGGTTTAATGAATTATTCCTGACGATCAACCTATCGCCTGTGGCATTTAGCCAAGTGGCGATGAGATGGAATACTGTGCCAATTACCGAGGCATGGAACACAATAGATCCAACTTTGACATGGGAATACGCTACAATCGTAGCCTGATAATAGGAGATAAATGGCAACCACCACGAACTACAGCTGGACAACTCCAGACGATACTAGTCTTGTAAAAGACGGAGCAGCAGCAATCCGATCACTCGGAACTGCTATCGATACAACAGTTTTCACAAATGCTGGAGCAGCTGTTGCAAAAGCAACTGTTGATGCAAAAGGTGATTTAATTGCTGGAACTGCTGACAACACAGTTGCAAGATTAGCAGTTGGCGCAAATGACACAGTTTTAACTGCTGATAGTTCAACAGCCACAGGATTAAAATGGGCTACCCCTGCTGCTGGTGCTGCTGCAACAACTTTACTTTCTACTACTACAT